GTCTCTACGCCACTTGTAACATCAGCAGATTGTCTTAGAAGATCGAGACTACCACCTTGGGTAGTTGTAAATTGAGGCGTAAGACCCTCGGCGTCAGCAGCAGCCTTAGCGTATTGCTCAAGACTTCCATATGTCTGAGCATAGCCGGGGTCATTGTTGAAATTATTGAGGATGTCGGGACGGGCGGCAAGAAACGCCTGAACATTAAATTGTGGTGTGCCAGCCTGAAATTGGCTAAGGTCTCTAAGTCCCTGAGCACCCAATTGAGGACGTGCCGCAGCTTCGGCTCCAAGGAGGGCTGTAAGCGTTTGTGGATTGGCTATGCCTGCAAGATAGTCACGGGTAGCTTGGCCGGGGTCAAAGCCAAATGGGTTAGCCGCAGGAGCGTTAACCGGGACTTGCCCCATGTCTGGTTCATACTCGCCTGTCTGTGGGTTGTAAGGCATAAAATTAGAGGGAAGAAACTGCGTAAACGCTTGCTGTGGTGGAGCCGTAGGAATAGAGCGAAACAACCATTGCTTGCCCAGATGTCAGGGAAGCGGGGAATGTGCCACCAGCAGATGTCCACGCCGGCCAAGTAGTGTTAATACTTCCACCTGTATTGTTTTTTAGGGCCACAATGTTTACTTGGCCGCTATCAATGCCAGAAAGTGCAAACGTGCTATTACCAGCAAGTTCAATTTTGGCATTACTTGCAGCCGCAAGATTGAGGGTAATGGTGCCGCTCGTGGGGTAGCCAAATTCAGGAACCAAATCAAGCAGCGTAATGTTGGCGATGCTAGCAATGACATTACCCGTAAGTGGGCCTGTAAAGTTTCCAGCAATAGCTCCCGTTCCAGTGATAGTTGGTGAGGTTAACGTCTTGTTTGTTAACGTCTGGCTTGCCGTTAGTTGAACAATGTCGGAATTGGTAATGCTTGCTATCTTGGTAGCCGTTGCTGCGTTACCCGTTGTGCTACCGCTAGACCCTGTAACTGAGCCCGAAATGGGGTTGGTGACGGTGAGGCTACCAAGTGTGCCAACGCTTGTCAGGCTTGAAGCCGTTACGCCTGAAGCCAACGTCGAACCGCTTAGTGTTCCAGCTGGAGCAACAACAGCCGCAGTGGTGATAGAAGTTGTTAATCCCTTGGCGTTAATCGTAATGACTGGAATTGCGGTGGAGCCTCCTGTTGTTCCAGCGGAAGCTACGGTTGCCAAGGTGCCAGCCGCCGTTACGTTACCTGTGCCATCAAAACTAGGCGAGGTGTAGGCAAGATCACCAGTAATTGAGATGGTTCGCGCTGTTGCAAAAGCCGTTGCTGTTGAAGAGTTACCCGTTACATTACCTGTAACATTACCCGTTACAGCTCCCGTAAGAGGACCAGAAAACGCTGTGGCAGACACCGTGCCACCGCTTGTCCAGCTAGGGCCACCCGTGCTTATTTTTGCCGGGGTAATACCACCGTCCTTAACAATGATGGCTCCACTCGAAAGCTGAGTGGTGGTGCCGTCAACCGCACCAGATACAAACGTAGCTGCATCCACCAAGTTATTTAGGTTGGTTGCACTAACTTGCGTGTCGGCAACAATCGTTGCTCCTTTGGATAGAATTGCCATGTTATGAGGCTTGTGTTAACGCTCTGAAGGTGGGTGATGCTGTGAGCTTTACTAAGCGCAACTTGGGTCGTCCAGCAGTCGGAGTATATCTAAGTTGCATTCCGTAAGCCCGAATGTTGCCGATTCTACCACGCAGGGATGCGTCTTCACCAACGGCAAGGACTTCACCAAGGATGCCTGATACGGTGCCAAGCTCAAATTCACTATCCAAATTCTCGGACACACCTTCAATTAGGGCATCAGAGTTGTTGGTTTCACTAGATTCAGTATGGATTTCAAAGCTGTTGAACTTCTTACGTTCTGGGCTTTGGAATGTAAACTCACGGGTTAACGCTTCGGATTCAACGTGGAAGAACTTGGAGGGAAGGCCGGGGAAGGTGTAGATGTTATCTACGTCATCAACGCGGGACTCCACCTCATTGATGCCGCCAAATCGGTTGATGGCAAAGAGTCTATTAACGCCACCAGCACTAGAGGTAATGAAGTTGGCTACGTCCCAGCCTTCTTGTTCAATCAAATCAATGCTTTCCCAGCCTTGGTTGAGCAAGTTGTAAACCAATATGGCATTGTTGTAGATGGATGCGTTTAACGGGATGGCGATGTAGTAGCGATTGTTGTGATAGATGGCTACCGACTTGTCGGCATACTCCTTGTTGATTTGACGAATGATGGGGTCAATTGGGTCAGACAAGGGTAGTCCTGCTCCGCGAAGATTATAGAGGTCGCCGAAGGCTGTTGCGTAAACACCGTTGTCTGAAAGGAAGAAGATTTGATTGGCAATGGTTACAACGGAACGACGAGCAACAAGCCCAGCTTCGCGTGTAATTTCTTTGAGTGTAATGTCCGTCAGGCTACCCGAAAGTCCGCTAAGAAGATGAATGCTATTGCGATTGAGAACCACAGCATTGTCGTCGGTGAACGGGTGGACATACTGCAAATAGTCAGCAATGCCTGCTGTAACCTTGAACTGATTCTGGATTTGGTCATAGGTGTCTGAATCAAAAATGTCGGAGAATATCAACTCATCCCTGACGTTGCGGCTAGTAATTGTTTCGCTGCCAGATGTTCCCGTAGAGGTGTAGTAGTAGGGTGCAATGATACGACGTTGGTGATAGACTCCCCACGGGGGCGCGGGCATGTGAACAAATCCAAGCCCTTGTGATTGAGCCACAGAATAGGTTACTTTGTGACTTGCGTGATCTACAACTTGAGCAAAGAAAGTGAACGTATTGGCGTTAGGAACAGACGCAATGGTGTAACCAACCCCATTTTCCACTAAAGGGGTTGTGCCATTATCCACCACAAAAATCTGTCTGCCAACGGAAAGACCATGAGCCGTTTCAGTTACAGTTACTACGCCATCCGTTATCACCGTATTGTTGTTGCTATCATAATACGTTGTGTTGGCATAGGTGCCGTTTGCCACTTTTACGAAGGCTGGGCTACCCGTAATAACACCGTTCCAAGATAGGGCCGTAAGTCCATCTCGAAAGATGAACACCTTGTTGAACGCCTGAATCATCTCAACGTCATCCGTTATGGTGATGCCGGATGGATAGGCGATGTTAGTTGTAGCTGCTGTCGCGCAATTAACGGCAATAGCCCTAGAATTAAGGGCAAGGATAAAGTATTCGTCGTTATCATCCGAGGGGTCGGAGAACAAGCAAGAGCCGTAGGCATTGTTAATGTTGCTGCTCAGAAGGGGAGCCCCGGCAAAGTTACTGCCACCAATTGAATAGGTTTCGCTACCCGTAGCACCTGTAATGGTGAATGTAAATGTGGTTGAACCTGTTACGGTGATTGTGCGATTGCCATTGGGGTCAACAGTTCCAGTAAGCCCAGCGATACCCACTTGCGTGCCTGTAATAAATCCATGTGCAACGGAGGTTGTAATTGTAACCGTCGTTGTGCTGCGAGTCGCGCTACTAATAGTGCGGTTGGTCCAGACGTAGAACGGAACAATCAACGCTTCGCCGCTATTACCAAGCTGAGGCCCAAAAGCATTAGACCCTTTTCGGGGTTGCCAAGCACCGTCAATGTCCATGCGTCCATTGATGGACACAGCCAGCTCGCCAGACTTTAATTGATCGGGGCGCAATCGGGCATTGATTCGTGAGAATCCAATGTCCACCTCATCATTAAACTGACTGTCTTTTTCGCCAAAAGTGTTATAACGAGCCATTGGCCTATCATACCCTACTGTGCCTTAGCACAATTAGGAACAGGACTTACGTTTGCCGTAGGCTGCTTTACCAAAACCCTCGTAGTCCTTCTTCTTGTTCTCTTTCTTTTCGTGCTTAATCATCTGCTTGCGTGACTTGTAATTTTCGTTTTTCATAAAAAGATATTAGCACGACCATGCTTTTCGGCTCCAATAATTTGCCGATAGTTTGTTGGAGGTGCCCTTAATGCCGCCGGAACGGGCACAATAGGAGGCTTTCCGGCTAGGTTGGCTCTTCTTGATGGACATATTGGCGTCCCCAAAGCGTATGACTTTGGACTTACCATTGGCACAGGCGCGGACAACGGACTTCTTTCCGCCGCTAATGTCGCGTCTAGGGCTGTTACAGGGTAGCTTACGGGGATTCATTCCTTCTTGTATTCCTTGTGCCATTTCCAGATTAAATAGGCCAATCCTACCAAGCCGCCAATAATACCAATAATATGGTTAATTTGGCTTAGACCTAATGCTGCTGCCGCTGGGGTAGAGGCCACTAAGATGTCTTTCTCGTAGGAGTTCATCGCTTACGGGTCATTCTGTCACCAAACCACCAGCCTACACAATTGAAGGCCGCAAATTGCACTTCATCTACCATATCGGCTTGTTCAAAATCTGGAACATTGAAGAAGATAATGGTGACAAGAATGAGGAGAAGGAGGGTGATGGCAGGACGAAAGAGGGTGAGAACATTCGCCGCCCAAGGTGCGGTGTTTACAGGTGCAATCGCCGCATTTTGGCTGGCCGTAAACGCTTCCCATTGAGCTTTATCAGCCGCAATTTCTGCCATAGCTTTGGCCTTCTCTAGCTCTCGCTTGTGCTCTTGACCAGCTTTG